AGGCATTCCAGTCACGAGAAGGGCATGACACCCCGCTCTCTTTTACGGCATGAGCATGAGCTCATGCCAACCCACCTCCGGGATTACAAGTTCCGGAGGGCAGCGGTTCGAAACCGCTCGTACCTATCAGGGTAACCCGATAAGCACTGTGGCCGCATGAAGCCCCAATTGGGAGTCTTCATCCGCTTCGTCTTATATCGTACAAGCATCTGCCTGATGCTCACCCGATAGCCACGAACGTAGCCCCCTAGAAAAGCCAGCCATAACCCTTGCGGGTCAAAGACTGCACTTTCTTTCGGGTGTCTCACTAGCCTGCAAGCGTACCCATCTTCGTCCTTCGCGATTTGGAAACCGTGAAAGACTGGGATGGACTTTACGTAACGCAGCAAACCAAAGCTTCCACGAACCGTCCGTGAGGACCGCTCGCAAAGCTCCCTTGGCACCTTGATGCCACAATCGTCACCTTCATCTGGTGGAACCAGACACTTACGGGCCCCGGGAAAACACCGGAGGACGTAAGAGACGGTGTTTCTTAACGAAACACCTGTTTTAGCTGACCATAGGATGAGTCTGTTGATAGCTACGAAGGAGTCTTGCAAAGACCTGAGCCTTTTCAGGTATACAGGTCGAACGTCGTGGCCTAAAAACCAATCGACGCCACAAGACTCCCTGAACGGACCTTCAACAAAGGTCTTGCGATGGTTTACAACAAAGCCTAGCATCTCTAAGAGACGAATGAGAAGCCTGGAAGCACGATTGTCGATGATGATGTCATCACCAAAGACGCTCATGTTCCTGGTTTCACACCAACCCTTGCTTACGCAAGGGAGATCTAGGTAGCGGCAAACTACCGCACATGATGCAGCGAAGAGTAGTGTCTGTAAAGGGAACGTAAAACCGTTCCCCATAGTGGACACCATTCCTAGCTCGACTAGACTACCGTCTGGTAGCCGGCACCTTGGAGATCTGAGACGGCGAAGCATTTCCATGAAACCTTTTGGAAACACTTCGTCCATCATCTTTAACCCTAAGGAGTCCGAGGCGCTCTCGAGATCAATTGTAACAGTATGATCTAGGAGAGAACCTAATCTAGCCATGCGCCTATTGACGTCGGGTTGATACTCGAAGTCAATACCATACACTTGACGCAAACGTCTATGAAGTATGGTACCCATGCCAAGTTGCATCCACATGTTTACGGATGGCTCGACACAAATGGTACGCGCAACATCTTGGTTCTTGTTAACGAAGGTTAATTTACTGTGGTCTACCACCTTGATGGGGAACGCCTTTGAGGCTTCGCTAAAAGCTAGCCTAAACTGCGGATTCCTCGCAACCAAAGTGCTCCAAACATCGGAGATACCCTCGGTGGCTGTCAGCCTTGACGAAAACATCTTAGTGTAAAAATCACACCCATTTGCTTCCAAGGAAGCTCCTGGCCCAGAATATCCAAGCTCAAACATGAGCTGGTAGTCTGAGTAGATAGGTCCGTCATTACTAGGATCGAGAAACTCTTTCAGTTCTGCTTTTAGCATACCTAAGAGTTCCCAATCTGGCTGTACATTGTTGAGGCAAAGACTCCAGTCGGATACACGTGTGTTTACTGCTCTGAACTTAAAAAGAGCATTTTCACACGCAATCGCTGAAGGCCTGTCCGCCTGATTGAATTTCTTCAATAGGCTCTCGTACTGCCGATAGCAAGCTACCTGCAGCGGCGAGTTGTCGATCGACCAGCTAAAGTCGCCGACATCAACATGTACCGATAGGTCTTGTTGTAGACTCTTGAGAAGCACATCAGCACAGATTTGCATAACGGTTCTCCTGATAAAGTAACGTTCTCGATCACTCTTTCGAGTGAATCGCCATGGGTGAGTAAGGAAACCTCTCCCATATTTTGCAGAGATCGTCGTCGTCAAAATCAAGTTCATTGGCAACAAACTGACCAATGTTCTCGACAATTTCGGCGTCAAGTCTGCTAAGCGACGGATGGAGGGTATCAAGCAAAGGGTTCAACCTAGGCTTGCCACCGTCTTTTCCTCGAGTCCATAGTGTGAGCCAGCGAAAGTCACCAGAGAAATCCTGCGTGCAAATAGCAAACAGAATGATTCTAGTGTCGAAGCAAAGGCTACACCCAAGGCTAACAACACCGCTACGCGATGTCGTTACGTTGATAGATGTATTACTTACGTCTTCGATATAACGGCATTTCATAGCAGATTCCTTTTTAGTTAAAGGGTTGTTAGAACGCAACTTTACACACCAGTCTGTCCATCGTGACCAACTTCTTACGAAAAGGTCACGATAGACGGCCACAATGAAGTTAAAGAACCCCATTGATGGTCATATCGCCGATGCCAGCGGATTGCTGGACAGCGGCGCCGAATGCAGCACTCAGTAAAGCCCGAACATTTGGGCCGTCATAAGTGTCTGCACCAGCCGGGATCGTCATAGTGACGGTACAGGTTGCAACACGAGCCACCTGATTCACGGCAGGGGTTACCCCCTTCCGAACAATCAGTTTGTAAGTGTTGTCGAGGACTGGTGAAATCACTCCCGTCACGGGGTTGGGCTGCCCAAGAGTCTTGAGCGTGCTTGGCCGCGTGATATTGAGAGTGAAAGGAGACGCCACGGTATGAACCGTGACACCCGTTTGTGTACCACCCAACGCAGTAACGACAACTTGCTTTCCCGGTGTATTGGTAGGCGCGGTGTCGGCTACGGTGGTGTACGTGGGGGCTGTAAACCCCGTCTGTGGCTGCCCCGTTATTGGGGAGGTCCAGGTAATGGACATTGGAAGTCCTTCGGTTATTGAAACGGTTAAGGAGATAGCGAATACAACTCAGAATCGTTTGCCGGATGCGTGGAAGATCTGTTCTTTCAAAGCAGCAATATTTAGCCACTTTGAAGAACTGAGTCCAGGTATCCTCATCTCGAAACTAGGTTGCGGAACACTACCGATACTCGACCTAGAAACCCAGGTCGAGAGCGTATAGAAACCACCTCCACTACAGTAACGCTGATCTGTAGCGGTTGGCATTGCGGTCGGCCGAGGCCTCAGGAAATTTCTGGTCCCAGCGTTTCTCACGCTGCGGTAACAGTACCCGAAGTCAGCAGACCACAAACGACAACTATCGATCATTTCTTGAACATTAACGAAATAATCGATAAAGAAAGACCACGGTATGGCCTCCCACACTGCAGGAACGACATCGTAAGGGTCGAACCCGAAGTGTTCGAGAACCGTGCTAGGGTCTTCAAGTCGCGCACGCAGCCCAGCCACGTATCTGACATCGAAATCAGTTTTATTGATTTCTTCAGCAGAAAAACCCGTGCCTGGATCTGCTACAACGAAGTTTATGCCGGTGCGAATGGTCTTAGAAACGACGGTCTCACGACCGTGCCCTTTGACCCTTTGCATTGCGACACCAGTACCGCCCACCCTCTTTTTGAGGTTGTTCAGTGCTGTTGCAGCATCGTTGCAGTCGGCAATCAGCGGTTTCACACCGAATGCCCACGTTAACCACGAATCAGAAACGGACCGATCAAGCTTTTTCACAAACTTCTTCTCACCGTAAGGGTTAACCTTGCGGCTCTGACGAACTATGCGATTGGCTTTATCAAGTACAACCTCGACTGTCTTTTTGCCGAGATTGTGTGTCCGACGATCAGTCACATACTTAGCGAAGCTCATGACAGAACCGAACAAACTAGAGACTGGATGGCGAAGCATATGAACTGTTTCGCGCATCTCAGCCACAAAGTTTGCTCCTCTCCATGAGTTTTTCGCAGAAATGTAATGTGAAAGAAATTTCTGACGCGCTCTCTGATCAGCTATAGCTGACATGCTCTGGGCGGGTACATTAAACCCGAAGTAAAATTGACACCCCAGATCACCAAACCACTGCTGCTGCAGATGACCATTATGGTACTTTTCTGCAGTTCCGCCGTGGACTTGGACGTGGCCATAACGTGTTCCAGTGAGAGAAGTAGTAGCATCCTGACCGAGGGCAATACGCCGACGCCAGTTTGCATAGTTACTCCCGTACGTAACAGAATCGACAGCATCAAACAATCTGTTCGAATTGTAGATTCCCCCGTTAGGGAGAGCCTGCCAAGGCGACACAGTGTTGTACTGCTGCAGATCTGCGTGGAACGCCCATCTATGACGAGTTGTCTTAGATGTACTCATAGGAACTTTGACCTTTGAATGGTTAGAGCGACCTAATAGAGCGCCCGGTAGAACCGGG